GTTAACGTCTGAGACAGGGAGGACTCGGTAGTACTGGCAGTAGAACCACCAGTAGTCTTGATCGTAAACTGTACCGGGATACTGTTCGCATGAGCAAACAGCAAACCAATCACCGAACCGTTCATCTCGGCAGCAGTGAGATTAATGGAATATTGACCATTGCCTTCCTCGGCAATGGTCCCACTCAAAGACGCCTGGGTGCCACCATCAATCGTTTCGAACTTGGTAATAGCACCGGCAACCCCGGTCAAAGCAGCACCAGTATCCTTGTTCACCAAGGCGAACGTAAAACCGGTTACCGCTTGATTTTGAACAAAGCTCATGCAGTCACTTTCTCAGTCTTCTTGGTTGGCTTTGTTGGCGATAAGAACTCATCCGCAAGCACGGCTATCAGGCACGCAACCTCCAGGCTCAGAGGCCCGTTAGTCTTCTTGTGAAACAAGTTCAGCACCTTATCATGAAGATCAATGATATGTTCCGGCACTTCCCCACCAAAAATTTCTAATAATTCGTCCATTTGATTCCCCTCCTTAAAAGGAGCCATGGTGCCGAGAAAGGATACTCGGCACCATGGCAAGCGACACAGGTAAACTAGTTGGCAATTTGTTCAGCCTGAATACAAGCAACCCAGTCCACATGGAGGATTGGATCGGTCGTACCTGCTGAATGGCACACCAAGGTTGGTGTCATTGCCACGATCGGAATCTGTGTAGTGTGAGCAGTCTTCGCAACACCGTTTACAAACGGCGTGATCTTGCTTGTACCATTCACGAGGAAACCGATCTTGAAATATTCATCATCAGTCAGGGTGTGAAGCCCGGTAGACGAATCTCGACTACCAGCCTTCTCACTATGGAAGTCCACAGCACCATCGTCGTCAACATGCTCAAAAACAATATGATTTGCTGTTGAGTTAGCACCCGAGTTAAGCACCGTGGTATCGACCTCAGCGAGACCAACAACCAAGTTGCCGGTATCACTTCCGCTGGTTCCAATGTCAGCGATCTTTACCCTGGCTTCAAAGTAAATCTTTGAACTAGCAGTGGCAATAAAACTCGAAGCACCCACGGCACCGCCCATCTGGATCTGGATACCCTGGTTGTCCGTGGTGCTGTTGGAATCCAACAACAACACGCCACCCTTGGCAGCCGTATCGTTCGCAGCAGTACCGGCGGTAGCCTGAGTCAATACCCAGCGATAACTGGCATCGTCAAATGCCATGAAATCATCAATAAATCCAAAACCTTCTCCCAGGCCACCAGTTAACACTTGGGTCAACGGGGCTTGGTGCCATAAGTTCGGACTCAATCCACGACCGATCGAGCCGGACTTGGCTTGCGGTCTTGTATATAAATCTGCCATTACAGAATCTCCTATCTAAAATTAAGCGACATAACCAATAAAGTTACGCCGTCGGTTATACATTACGTAATTTCCCCAATTGTCCATGTGAACTTCTCTCACGGTATGTTGACGCGCTGCTTTTTGGGCAGCATGACGAATCATGTGCTTCCCCTTGCGGAAGAAGTACTTGAACGTCCGCCAGTTGATACCGTAGATCGGATCACTGGTGTCGTTGGTTTGCAGGTAAGGTACCCAAACGACCGGGTTACCTTTGAATACTGCACTACCAGCGTACTTGGAGAGATCTACACCCAGGTTGTCGTTACGACCTTCCAGCAGCTTTTCGAGTTTTTCCACCACATCGTAGTTGGTGTAAAAGCCCCAATCACTGTCTCCACCACGCGCTAATTCCGCATAGTTTCGAGGTGCCTGGAAGTTGGTGAAAGCAACAGCCTTGCGCCACTTGGCGAGGCAGTCGTCTCTCGACACACTGGTGTAGTTAAATGCCCAGTTCTTCCAGTTCGAATAAGTCGAACTGGAGAGACCACCAGCACCGCTGGTGAAACCACTGGGGTTTCCACCCGTGAACCCACCACCGGGAGTCGTTGTGGATTTTTGAATCCAAAACGGCACACCGCTAGGAGGTCGAGGCGACACGGTACTGCTACTCGGAGCAGACCACATGGCCTCTTCCATCAATTCGAAGAAATCGTTGTACATAGAGTGTTCTCGTACTTCGATTTCTCTGATGATGGTCTCACGATCACTTTGCATACTGTCTTCATCAAGATCATAACTGAAGTTGACAGTCTGCTTTGACCACTGTTGTTTAGCCTGCTGAGTGAGGTCCTTCACTCCAGTGGCGTCCACAGCGTACAGTTCACTGTGCTTGGCAGTCCCAGTATTAACTACCTGGACTTTCCAATTCAGCTGCACGCCGCCCTTCTCGGGATCCTTACCCTTGGACTTGAACATCTTCGAAGCAAAGATGTGATGTTGATTATCCAAAGAGATATCAACCCATCGACGCTTCTTGAAGTTATCAAGCGTTAGGTTTACAAAATCGTCTAATTGATCAGGAAGCAACGGCATAACCTGACTCCTATGTTACAGCCGAACCCTACAGATCACCGTTGTCTTTCAGGTAGCCATCGAAGGCATCCTTCAGGACAGGGTTGTCAACAGGATCATCAGTCGGAACACTAGTCTTTTTCGCACTCGACCCAGAACCTAAACGCCTCTTGGCCTGCTTGCGAACTCGACTGTTGAACGACTTCCGGCTTTGGTTATCTACTTCTTTTGAAAAAACAGTTCGATATGCCTGTCCAACGAGATCGTCCATCGATGGGATTTCCTTCCCATGAGCCTGATACCCACTGGCAAGAACCAGCACTTGGTCATACAGATGCTCACGATTCTGAGACTCTGCACTTCCCTGAGCTAAGCTCTCGTATCCACTCTCACCAAACAGTCCACTGTTCCCCAGTTCCCCGACAGCATTATCAAAACTGTCAAGCTCCTGACGATATTGCACGGATTGCTCTTGTTGTTGCAATCCACCAATGTACTGCTGTTGGTCCAGGAATGCCTGGGCCAGGATTTCCAACTGACCGTCGTAATGCGTTTGCATTTCGCCAGCCAAGCCATTAATGGCATCACGAAGACCTTCGTCGTAATCCTCATCAAGACCTACTGCAAATTCCCTAGCAGCGGATGCAGCTCCCTCCATATCTAAAGGAGCCTGTTGGACTTGCTGTTGCTGCTGCCATTGAGCCTGTTGCTGCCTCTGCTGCTCTACCTGTTGGTAGTATTGAGCAGTAGATTGAACATGTCGGCGCAAAGAGCCTTCATCAGCGTAATCATCAGGGTTTAACCCGTAATAATTAGCCCATTCTCTGAGGACTTCACCGTCGTCTGGAGAATCATCAGACGACGTATCCTCAGTAATTGGAGGTTCGTCAACCTCTGTTGAGACACCGGAAGTTCCATCGGCATCTACACTTGTTTCTTCGGGTTCGTTTTCCCGGTTCACTTCATCAATAACGTCCAGATCTTTTTCTGTCAATTCAACAGATTCTTCTGGGCTTTCAGTTATATCAGTCGACATCTTTTCCCCCTAGTAATTTTGTGGCGCAGAGTCGCCGTAACCAGCACTTCTGTCGCACAGACCACGATACTTCAAGTAGCCAGCACGCTGCTTTCTACTTGTAAAACGAGCTGTTCCGTCGTTATCAAAGCTAACTCCAGTAAAGCCAGCACTTTTTGCGTCCTGGTTAAACTCTTTCACCTGTTGTGGGGGGATCCCGGCAGCGTCACTAGTCAGACCAGTGGACCAACCATTGGCTCCGAAGTATCGCCCGCCAGCAGCTTTCCGCTGCTGCGGGCTCCCTTGTGGATCATCATGCCACCGAAGTTTTCCATCAGGATCCTTGTATAAGTATTCTTTAAGTGCCATTACGCTTTCTCCCTCCCGAACTGGGCCATCTGATCGGAATTCGGTTGACCACCTTGTAGTATCTGCTGCATCACATTGCTACGACTAGTTTGAGTTCCGCCAGTTGGGACATTCTTTCTGACAGTCTCCCGCACAGTATGATTAGCCTTTTGTGGAATATCTGGAGACGGACCAGGACGGCCTTCCTTGGGTTCCTCGAACGTGATCAAGGTACGAAGACGGGGGAGATCCATAAGGTCTGAATACAACTCAACAAGCTCTTGGAAATCGATACGACCACCAGCCTCCTGCAAATTCTGTTGCATCGGCAAAGCGACCTGAGTAATAAAGGTTGTGAGGCCATTTATCCTTTCAGAAGGAGACTTATACTGCATCGAGAAAGGCTCAATCTCAAAGTTATAATCAAGAAAATCCCCTTCCCGAAGTTCCCCATCCCATGTCTGATGTACCGTTCCCCCCTCAGATTCGAACTCAAGAGGCATCTCTTTGATCTGATCGATCCACAAAAGCCAGCCAAGATCACGACAGACATCACTCGTGAACTTCACAACACGGTACTGCATATTCGCCTCACGCTTACTCACTGCACCATGGATCAACCGATCCTGGCCAAGAGTTTCTGCTTGAGGACCAAGTCCCGCCATCGCCTGTAAGTTTCCAGCCATCCGATCGTAGACATCCGTCATGGCCATTCCGAAGGCCTGATTCTTCTGGTCGACGCCACCCATCTTCATCACGTTCACAGAATCGGGGTTGTCGACACGAGTCCACTCCCCATCAGCAGCTTGCTCAAGTCGCTTGGCATCATCGTGATGACCAGCCTGATAGAACGGAATATCCTTCTGTCGCTGGGCCTGACGACGCTGCTTGCGAAGCAAACCATTAATGAGATCCGAAAGCGGTTTCAAATTCATCGCAGGAGAGATACCCATGATGTGATCCGGAACATCCCCAAAAGAGAGAATGTGGAACGGACCACGCTCTGGACCCTGCCACTCCATAACCCGAAGGGGCTTCTCTCCGTTATGAACAGGCCACGTAACTATCTTGTTTTCCTGGGGAAGCCAGACATCCATCAGATCGATCATCGGTTCGTACTCGTCCGGATCACCTTCTGGGTTCATCATGTTCCGCACCCCGGACTTGCCATCCTCACCATCCATGTCACTGAACTTACTGGTAGGTTGCAGCTCATCCTTCACCTTTGGATCAAAAGCCACGTCCTCTTTCATCTTGTCAAAACTCATCCGATACTTATTCAAAGCGAACTTAGATTTGCGCCAGTCGGTTGCCTGAGTGTCATAGACAAAGTCATCAAGACTAATGTTCTCAGCGAAAGGTTTACCAGGATCCACCCACTCGTCCTCACCTTCCAGTTCGACTAATCCGGCATCGGCGTTGTACACCTTCACAACTCCGAGGCAAAAGAAGGCATCAAGAACAGCCTGCCTCAGAACCTCCTCAAGGTGAATTTCTTTAATAAGATTATTGGTAGCGAGCTGGAAGTGATGCGCAAACCAGACATATTTTTTGTGCTTACTCGTTACCAGAATCCTCGGCCGGTTAGCAGCAAGAGACTGCGAGTAAGTCTCGGCGGTCTGGTACATCAAGTTCATGAGCACCTCACGACCCGTACCACTGTTCCCGTAATGAGAGCCGACATAATCCCGTACCAACTTCTCTCGCTTCTGGCGAAATGGTCGCAGTGCTCTCGTGGACAGCTCGATCGCCTTCATGAGACGAGCACGTTCTTTAGCATTTTCTGGATTCATTAATCCCACCCATCACTTTTAAGTTTTTCTAACTTGTCATTACGTTCTTTGAATCGCCAAGCCATCGAACCAACAGGAGTCTCCTGGCGGTGATCCTCTTTTGGCTGAGAGGGTCTGTCCTTGACAGCATGCCAAGCGAGTGCAGCAGCGATGACACGATCCCCATGGGCCTGCCCCTTACTGGAATCGTCGATAGTCCTGACACTCCGACTGTGAACAACACGACCGTCCTTGTAGACGTACTGCCGACACTCATCAAGGAGATCAGTACTTCGGATGATAAACTCGTCGGACTTGATAGCCGTGGCCAGAGTGGAGAGGACAGCCAACTTGTTCTTCTCGTTAC